ACGCATTCGGGTTTAGGACCATCATTCAATGGCACACATAGAAACTGTCCGTTCTTCAATCGGGGAGCATACCATGTTACATCGTGATAGATATCTACAATCTCAATAGGTAGAAATGTAGGACTAAAACTAGTTAATGGATTAAACTCAAACGCATTAAACCCCCTGTCATTGATGCTTGTTAATGGCAATGTCTCTAAATCACCATGCTCTTTTTCACCAATCAATATTTGCCAATCAACTGGCATCTTAATCGTCTGCTTACCAATTTTAAGTACCAATGCAGGTGCGCTGAAACTTTCTAAAAAGATTAAGGGTATATAGTGATAGTCCACGTTGTTTGGATTACTATTATCCAAGATAGCAAAACGCAGGTCATCTATTTCTTCTGGTAATGTTTCTAAGTTGTAGTAGTTATTATCTAGGGTAAGTATTCTCATGTTTATATTGTATCACTTGTATTTTAATTTTTCAACATCAAACGGGTAGTTGGCTTCTTTATAAAAAGCCTTGCGTTGTGTTAAATGTCTTTTGGCAAATTTGCAACTACTGGTTATGTCCCAAATCTGCACAAAATCCTTGTCTTCTGCTTTACGTATTCCTCGACCAATCGATTGAATCACTCTGACAAAACTCTTGCCCGGTTCTAATAACATCACGTTAAAGATACGGGGAATATTGATACCAACTGCCGCTACACCATAAGTAGCGATAATGATTTTATTGGTAGCAGTAGCAATGTCATCATAGTGTTCGGTACGTGTTGTGCCTTTAGTATCGCCAGAAATGAATACTACATTTTCTTCTTTAACACCATTTTCTTCTAGTTTAAGATGCAACAGTTTACCGGCTTCAATTCTATCTACTAAAATAAGTGTGTTACCTGAATCTTTAATCTTAGTAGATAATTCGGCAATTTTATTAAATCTTTTCTCATCACTAGTTAAATATTTCAATTCGCTTTGGTAGTTACCGAACTCTACACCATCTTGCAGTTGTATAATGTTGACATGACATTGAGATAGTACACCCATTTCTTGTAGCGTACTTGCGGCTAGTTGATTGATAACAGGACCTATACTAACATGTAATGATGTTGATTCATGTTTAGCCTTGGGGATAGTTCCAGTCAAGCCCCAACGCAATGGTATATGGCTCATGACTCCTGTCAATAGTGTTTTTAATACATCAGCCTTAGCTTGATGTACCTCATCTACAATAACACAGACAACACCCTCTAAGAAGTCACCAATTGGTACCTCGGCTTCTCCTGCCTTAGTATTCTTTAACATATTGCCAAGACTTTGCCATGTGCAAATAGTATGTGTCTTATCATACTCTTTACGTCCACCATAGTATACACCAACATCTAGTCCCAAGTTAATATAGTCACGTTCAGTCTGTGTAACTAGACTGGTGTTGGGTACAATAACAATGCTACGACCATACTGTTCTACACTATAACTCAGTGCCGCGGTCATGATTGTTTTACCTGCGCCTGTTGCAATCTCTTGTAATGACTGCGGACTCTTTAGGTAGTTGTTGATGATTTCAATCTGATAGTCACGCAACACAATTGGCTGACCCTCAGCAGGATGCTTTTTAGGCCATACCTTGTGCTTGAATGTCTCCTCGGACACTTCAGCAAAATTAAATGTTGTTTGATATTGACGCACATCTTCTAACTGAATATCATAGCCTGCGGCGTCAAGCAATGGTAGTATTTCTTCTAGTAGATTTACATATGTACTACCTGCTAGACTAAAGAAACTTTGTTTACCATTCCAACGACCTAATCTTACACTTGGTAAGTATCTTGCTCCTGGAACTTCAAATTCAAATTTCTTCATCAATGCTTTACGTTCGGGTAACTCTAGTCCCTCAATCTTTACATTGACTTCATCCTTGATGATTAACTTACATTCTTTCATTTAATCTCCACTAGTGTTGAGTCTACCATTCTGACTATCTTTGCAAATTTTTGTGTTAGTGTATTGGTAGTGCTTTTAAATCCAATGACCACAGGAAAATTATATTTCTTTTTAATTATTGTATCTTCTAGTATGATATCTATCTTTGTTTTTTGCAGTAGGTCTATCATGTGTTTTACTACTTCTGTATGTGTGTATCTATAGCTATTCAAGTATACCGCATCACATCCTATTTCATGTAACCATGGCACAATGGCTAGTGTATCAGATACCTCAACTTCAGGAACCATACTGGCTATAAATTTTTGTTTTTTATCGTTGACATCATACACCGATTCGTCTATTGTTACACCATGATAAACTAATGTGGCAATTGTATTGCTATCAGTATTTAATACCATGTTACCTAGGGCTTCATCCAAATAACTGTTGCTAGCAAGTATGTATAAATTATTGTTAACCCTAGATAATGTTGGTTGCCAATATATTGCACCTTGGTATTTTTTCAACTGGGCTAGAATTTCTGAGGTAGTGTCACAATAGAACATGTCTTTATAGAACTTGTCGGCAACATTTAGTAACAATTTCAATTGATGTAGACTATATGTAGCTTCATATTGTTTGGTATCACGGTCCCATAGAAAGTTATTGCCCGGTTCTTTTCTAAAAAGGTTAAGAAAGTTTTTGTTGTAGGGACTTCTGAAATAGATTTTATTATTTTCTATTGTAACATGTCCAGTGGTATAATGAGGTGAACTTTCAACTACCATCATGGACCATGGCAAATAAATCAATTGGTCTACATCCAATTCATGTTTAACAAACTGCCTACGATATTTGAAAACAATTTTATAAAATAACTCAACTTGGTTGGTAGTTATCTGTGATAGACTTAGTAAATTGGTAACAAACCTTTCATCAAACCTGCTTAGGCTGATGTTCTTTTGCATAAAGTGTGCAACGTGTTCGGATGTTTTTAAGTCTACCATTTTAAGATTATACATTATTATTAAAGAAAATGCAAGCACAAAAGGAAAAAATAGGGACCAAAGTCCCTATATAAACTTGCAATGCAAGATGAGTAAATTATGCCTTCATACAAGTTGTACGTGCAAGTGCTTTCCAATTGCTAGGGCTAATCTTAACCAAATCAGCAATCTTCAAACTCATACGCAAGGACACTTCACGTAATTTTGAATGATTGTCCCACATGAAGTCCAGTACCTCAGTTGCCTGAGCATCAGTAAAATCATAGTCTTTGAACAAGCCACCATCAGCATCACGATGGACCTGTTTAATACGCAACATCTTGTCACGCTCACTATCAATAGTGAGGTCCAAAAAGTGACAACGTGATTGCAACGCTTCCAAGTGATCCTGCATTTTCTTGCTTTTCACATTGTCAAACTTAATGTTTGTAATGAAAATTGCACTACCATTGAAGTGAAACATGTTAGGGATACCTTCATCCTTCAACAAACGTGAATCACTATTCCAGCAAATCTTACGTGTTTTACCTGAATCCAATGCAGCCTTGAGAATATTCAATGCCAACTCATCACTAAAAACGCTGTCACAGTCATCGAAAATCAACACATTCTTTTTGTCGCTGTACTTGTACAATTGTGCATACAAGCCCAGTGCTGTCATAGCACCTTTGACAATGTTGAAACGGACCTTCTTGCCAGCAATCTTGTCAAACATGCTAGCCTTTTCCATTTGTGTTTCAACACCGTATGATTTACCAACACCTGGGGGGCCTGAAACAATCATAGCACGAATATCACCACTGATACATGCCTTAGACATTTCATCAAGCACCGCAAAACGTGTTGCAATACGATCCATAGCCTCGACTTCAGATTCTTTAGTCTCGGGCTTTTTAAATTCCACTGTGTTTTCTTTCACGATTTCTCCATTTAAAAATTGAATATCTTCAATGCTATCTACCTTAACTTTCACTTCATCAATTGCAATTGCAAATTGACCATCATTTTTTACAGTAACATAACTGCCTTTTTTACCTGTTTGAAAGCCTTTAACTAGAGTAAAAACTTCACCTGCTACTGGTTGATTGCGATATGAACCAGAAAGAATGCGAATTGTTGACATATTTATAAGCTCCGTTTAGTTAATCAATACAAGTATTTTAACACACACTTGATTTATTGTCAAATTTTGGGTACATTCTTAAACAAGAATTTCTGCACCTTCAATCAATCAATACAAGTATTATACGCCCAAATTGATTTATTGTCAAATTTAGGAGTTGGCTGTTGCAAAAGGACTATACTGTTCATCCCAAATTGATTCCATTACATCATCAACCATTTCCACTGGAATATCTAATGTCCTAGCAATGTATTCAGGACTACTACCATGATTTAACATAATACGAATTTCCATATCCAATTCGGCCATTTTTGACATTTTGTGTCCTTTCAAAGTTTTGCAATTAATTGATTGTGGATGAGGTTCATCTCATCCTGCTCTACATAAAAATCAGTCCTTGGGTCATAGTACTGACCTTCTTTGTTGTCATAATACAACACTCGACCACTGAAGTTGAATGGACCTTCTAGTCCTTTACGTGGACCATATTTGGTACGCATTTCATCCATTTGAAATTTGTCTGCGACAACTTTATAGCCCATGAACAACTCCTTTTGACTGAATAAGATTCTATTATATATCCAAACTGATTTATTGTCAAATTTAGGCTAATTTTTTGAAGTATCCATAGGGCAAACCCTGTGTAAAACAAAAGTATTCAAAATCACCGTTAGCACCCTCAGCATCCATGAGCCAAGTAATCACACGTTCACGATTGGTACCTGTGTGCATTAGGTTAGTTACACTATCCTCAAATTTTGAAATAGCCTCAGCCTCAGCAATTTTACGCTGGGCTTCTTCCTGTTCAATTGTATGACCAAGTACCGCAAACTCAGCCTCAAACTGTTCCAGTGTCCAAGAAGAAGTGTCAATACCGCGAGGGCGAACGCCATAAGCATCCTTATACATGTCCCAATAAATGCACTGGGCCTGTTCCAAAGATGACATTTCTTCCCAAGACTTTAATTCGTTTGACATTGTGTGCTCCGTTAATCAATCAATACGTGTATTATAGACCCAAACTGATTTATTGTCAAATATGGGCATGTTGTATTTCTACAACATGCCCTACCTGTTTATTTGTTTTGTCCGGGGGTGCAAGGATTAGTATGAAAGTGCCATTTTTTACATTTTGTACATGTCCAAACTGTCATATAAACTCCTTTTTGTTAGTGAATACGTATTATATGTGATAACTGATTTATTGTCAAATTGCGGTGAAATCAATTTCCCAATTTTTAATATGATAGTAATCTATATTATCTTTTCTAGAATACTTGTAATAACCATGAATTGGAACTTCAGTTTGTTCAAAGAAATGCTCCCATAAATGTGCTAGTTTATTATCCAAGGGGATTTCTATTTTGTACATTTTTTTAGAATCATCTTTTAACCAATATTCAGTAAATTTACCTGCTCTCTTTTTTACAATTAGCTTACTCAATGGATTGAGTTTTACTGTTTTTGAAAAGTTATCTGTGGGCTGAAATTGTTTATCTAAGTCATTCATCATGACCATATCATCAAAACCAATATCATACTCATAGAATTCAGGCAAGCGATATACCAATGGCATCATTGTTTCTTTAAATATTAAACCATCACTATGAATAAACGAATTTAAATCTTTTCTAAAGGCTGTTAACTTTTGTTCCTTTAGTGTAAAGACCATAAATTTTTTACTATAATAATCACGGATTTCTTTTGCACGTTCTCTATCACACGGTTCAATATTTTCAAACAAGATATTGTCAGTTAGATTCATTGGGCGAGGAATAACTTGATTACCAGCTTTTCTCATCTTATGCCATACTACACTTAGCACTAATAAATCCTCAGGACTTTCAAAGACTTCATATCTTTTAACATGGCGATGTGAAAATAGTGAATCCATTTCGTGTTGTGATACATTTCCACCAAGTGTTAGATTACCTAATCCAATACTAGACAATTGACCATGACCATTTATTGATATTGAGGGGCTACTTGCAGTTGATAGGCCCTGACCTGGAATAACAACATTAGCAGTTTTAGCATATTTATTTACTTGATTGCTACCAGTGATTTGCAATACACCTTTTCCATTGTAACTCATACGATTATATCTTCCATTCCAGCAGTTCTTAGTTTAACAATATGTCCCATCTGCCATTGTTTGGCTTCAAGGCCCTTCATGATACCCAACCAACGATTTCTTAGTAATGCTACTTCGTTAATCAGTACTTCAAAATCAATAACTTCATCCTCACCGTCAACATATTTTTCAGCAGTACGGTCAGTCAATGCTCTATTATACGCTTCTAGATATTTTTGAAAATGTTTTCGGCGAACTTTCCTTAACTGAATGTTAAGAAAGTTTAACACTGCCTCTATCTCTTGTAACTGATTAAAACGATGTTCGGTGACACCGGGAATAGCGGCAATGTTCTTTTCAACATTGCCGCTAATCTTTACTTCGTTTTTAGCCGATATCAACTCTGATTCATAGTGTGATATAAAATCAGGTATAACGCTTAGGTCATAAGCGATACGGGTGTACCAGTTCATTTAATTCCAGTCATCGGCTTCGTAATCATCATCTTCATATTCATCTTCGTCTTCAGTTTGAAAATGTTCATCGGCATAATCTTTCAATGCTTTGTTGATGTCTTTATCTCTGAAGGCGTCTTTGATATTTTCAACTTCATAATTGTTTTCAATCAAATATGCGACCAATGAATCTGTAGCATCACTACGGTCATTCAAGTCAATGTGTTCACGTAATACTTCCCATACTTCTGATAATAAATTTAGACTCATTCTGTAACTTCCTCTTCAAGTGTTACACTACTTATCTTTGCATTTGTTTTCTGTGTATACTCAGCCATTACTTTATCTAGGCAACCATCAGTATTTGCTTCCCATGCTTTGCGAAACTTTTTAATGATTTCACCATCAAGTGTGGTGTAGACAAGACTGTTACCTTCTTTTTTGACCAGTTCATCTTTTTCAATCATATCAAGCATACCTGAGTAAGGACTCATGCCTGTTTCATATGGAATCTTTACCTGTACTGATTCGAATGGTTTAGCGTAGCGTGTTTTCATAATCTTGCATGCCGCACGAATACCTCGTACTTCACTAATCTTATTACCATCCTCATCTTCTTTGAGTTTCAATTTCTTCATGGCAACTACAATGCTACTTGCATAAACAAATCCTTGTCCACCTGAGATTTTATCATCTGGGTCGAACATATCCTGACTTGCATATGTGTGATTAGTTGCAACTAAGCCGATGCCTAGATTACCAAACATGTTGACACAGTTACGAACCAGTGCAGTCAGTGCTTTAGGTTTACGTCCCATGTCACCTTTCATATCGCCTGCTTCAAACTGATTAACATCAGTTGGTGTCAGTAACATACCAAGACTGTCGATAACAAACAAGACCTTAGGTCTATCTGTTTCGGGTAGTGCTTTATAATCTTTGACAAACATAGAAATAGTTTTTCCTACTTCATCAATCATGGCCATGTTGAGTTTCAACAATTTGCTTTCGTCGGTTGATACACCTAACGCATGTAGCCATGCTTCGTCTAATGCATTCTCTGAATCAATTAAGACAACAAAGATGCCTTGTTGTTGGGCGTGCCTGACAAGATTCCCTGAGCAGATGAATGATTTACCTGCTCCTGATTCTCCGGCAAAGACAGTAACTTTACCAAGAGGTACGCCTTTATTA